GAGCCGATCAGGGTGCCTATTTGCGTCAGACTCTTCATGCGGTAGGTATCGAGATCGTCACCAGGCGTCACCCCGCTTGCCAACACTTTATCAAGGGAGGTAAGCAGCTCCTGCCCGCCGAACAGCAGAGTATTCCGACTCTGCAGCCCGAGCATACGTTGCCGGTCGGCTTCCTTCTGGCCTTCCACGTACTGTTGGTAATCCTTCTTCGCAAACGGGTTGGTGATACTCTCAGCTATCAGGGTGTAGTCGCTGTGCAGTTCTGCCGCCATCCGGTCGGCGTACCCATCCACCAAGGGATCAGCCGACAAAGAGGAGAAGAAATCAAAGTGAGTCGCTGAGGTTTGCCGCTGAGCGGTCGTGAGTTGCTTGGTTGCATCTTGGCGCAAGAGGGTAGACCCTACTTGAGCGCCCAAATTCAGCGTCTGGTTTATCAGATTCTGTATATCGCTCATTGTCTCCCCTATAGCTTGATAAACGGAACGCCCATCCCGCCACCTGAAACCCCACCTATCAAGATATCAGTGAGTTTATTCCCCGCCGAAGACTCTAAGTCAATATCTTCCTGTAGGAAGGCGAATTGCGCGGTCTGCGTCTCCGTCAACAGATCATCGGTCCACCCCGTTATCCCGTCCACATCCGCCACGTCCAGAGACGCGAATAGGGCATCCAGGTCCGTCCCAGCAGCAATATCAAACTGATCCCCGGTAATGTTCTCTAACGTCTGCTCAAGCCCTACCCGCTGGACCTTTGTAGCAGATTCCCCGGTCCTGGTGGCACGCCGTATCAGTTGGGATTCCGTGAGCAGGGAACCCCCAATGGTCTGATCTCGTTGTTCTCTGAGCACGTCCCGGCCCAGCCCGTATTGCTTCTCTTGAGCCGCGAGCTCCTCATCGATCTGAGACACGCCAATGTCAAAGAGCCGGTTGCTTTCAGTCATCAGCCCTGCAGCGGATCCCGTTCCGCGGACCCCACTACCTGCGAGGCGGGCCGTGGTAGCCCCCCCGCCGAGTAACCCCTGTGTTCCTACGTCTAGAGCCTGGATATTGGCCTTGCGCCGCGTCTCGCCTTGCTTGGTGACGTTCCCGGTAATCCCGAGGTCGAATGTTGCCGTTGCCGCCGCCTCAGTAGTGTCTTGCGTCTCTTGCGCCTCTGTTACAGCGAGCCCAGTGCGCTCAGCAATGTTAGCGATGTTCGTTTCATACGTTTGCAGAGCGTGGCCTCCTTCCAATCTATTCGCTGCCTCCGCCCCAGCACTCGCTATCCCGCCTATTATTTCCGCCCGCTTAAGCGCCTGCTTAGCGAGACGGACATCTTCTTCCGCTTTCAGGGCCCCACCGTAAGCGCCAAAGAACGCGCCAAGAATCCCCACAAAAGCCGCAACTTCGCCCATTACAATATCCTCGCAAATATAATGTAGTCCTCAAGGTCCGGACCTACCGATAGCATAACTCCCTCCGGCTTCAACCCCAGCGAATACGCAAAGTTGATATGCCCTGGTTCATGAATATTCACCTGGAATTGCGCCCTCTTCGACGTACCGGATAACTGGTGCCACATCATCCTAGCCTGAACATACACAAACAGAGGAGTATTCGGGGCAGAAGCAAAAAACCCCTCGCACATACTCCATGGGAAATGCCGCACGCCACCATAGGCAATCGCCACCCCGTCAATCACAAACGCCACCGCCTCTATATCATCCTGCGCAACAACCTGCTGTATCGCTATATCGAACAGCGAACAATCAAACATCTCGAGATTCGCTTCAGTGATAGGGTAAATATCCGCCTTAACCATGCACGACTTCCATCGACATCGCCAAAATAGTGAGCGGTTTCGCGTCCTCCCCCACTATCCGCACTGCCCCGTCGCCGTCCATTCGCGCGTCAGGGTACGGTATTTCTACGTCTACTGACGCCCAAACGTCCGCATCAGTCCCCACGGCCACTGCATCGGCATTGGCTACCGTCCAGTCGTCGTCGTCTATCACCTTGAACGCCATTGATCGGTATAATCTCAGGAATAGTGTCGCAACTCTTTTATCTTTCATCTGCATCTGCCCTACGGCATCCTGCCCCTGGACCGGCATTGTCTCTAGTCTATGTTCATAAGGTAGCCCCACCGTGACCTGAGTACCGCTGTAGGCGCTCAAATCAACCGTGTTCGACGATACAGTCTCCGTGCCGGCCTCGAGCCCGTCCTGAAACACCGTGATCTTTTCTGCCCCCGTCTGCGTAGTATCCAACCAGGCCGCCGTCAAAACATCGGACACGTCTACGATACTATTGGGATCCGCTGTCACGTCGTAGGATGAATCCATGAGCACCAAGTCACTCTGCGAGCTCGGAAATGGGTCAGTCAATTTCTCCAGGTAGTATTTACTGTTCCTCAATGCCACAACGTAAACCACGTCCACGCCATCTTCCGGAATAACGGCAACAGAGGTAAACGTTCCGTTCCCGTGTACCCATCGTTGCCATGCCAAAACGCCACCGTCGGGCTCGTAGGTCAGTACCGCCAATTCCCCGTCAGATCGAGGGAAGAACAGGAGGCACCGCGGCTGCTGCTGGAAACCCATCTGCACGGCTCCCGTACCCAAAATGTGGTCAGCAAGACGGGTCAAGTCCGGCGGTTTATATCCCCCTCCTTCTTGGGAATACGTGGCAGCCCGTAATTGTTTATTCGCGGACTGAAGATACGCCAAAATATCCCACACAAAAACAGGCTGTATCGTACTCGTCCCCACCCGGCTTTCCATCCGGGCGCTCGGGGACCGCGCAGTGGTAGTGGAAGGAATAATCCATTCGGCCGCCGTCGTGCCTATAATCAGATCCCGAGCCGGAACGGCCCAAGATATAGAATCGTTTTTGTCAGAACCAATATCGATCTGGATACCGCTCGCATCTGTAATTACCGCCCGAACATAGGTAACGGCCTCCGTTTCCGGAATCGTAGCATCCGACCACTCAGCTTGCGGAGTCTGTTCGGTCCGCACAGAGACAAGGATATCCTGCATCCGCATATCAACCGTGAGGATATCCCCGTCGTAAACGTCAGAATATGGCTTTGATGCCCATATCCTTTGCCGGTCAAGGTTAGATCCCAAGAACCAGAACCGGCCGTTGAATATGGCTATAGCCCGCGGGTAGTTGCTAGCTCCCGCAAAGGGCGTAGTAGCGCCGTCTGAATCGTACTCGTGGCCCACGACCACCGTATCCCCATTGTCATACGTGCGGGCCAGTGGAGGAGATACCCCGCTAAATGTAACCCCATCCCATGAGGTGTAAGTGTACTCGTCGGCCTGTCCTGTCGCGTATTTGACCCTAAGCGTCCCCTGTTGGTTGACTCCCGTAATCGTAGCCGTAACCACTAAGGTCTCATTGCCTACCACGTTCGAGGTATTGTGAGAGGTCCGAGTTGCCCCGGCGTAGTACAGATACGAGATCGCACCCCACAAAAAAATATCTTGAGCTGTCCGGATCAGCGCGTTAGGCACGTATGAGGGATGCGCGAAGTAGATACCCCTGTGATTCTGGGCCACCTGCACTTCCCAAATCTGGGTAGCATTATAGACAGGAGTAGACGTGCTCGCTACGACCGTCGGCACTCCTGAGACATTACGCCATATCTGCATCTCGCTCGCGCTCAATTCGATGATGTACGACTCGTCCTCAGAGTAGACAAACGGGATGATTCGTGCTGCAGCGTTCGACTTGGTACTCCCAAGCCATTTAGTACCCGGGCGCTTGGTAAGACCGCCCTGAGAGATCGCAAGGAAGTTCTTCACAGTCTGTCCGCCTTTGGCGAATGCCGGCAGGTCGAATCGGCCTTTCATCTTCTGGGAGAGTTCCCCGGCGCTAAAGTCTGTGATAAACGACCGATTCTTAATCACCGGTAATCCGTCCATTTCTTTTCAACGCGAGATCCTTGGTTGGTAGACTCGTCAGCATCGATGTAGATAGCCTCGTGCAGCATCTCGAGGAACAGCGCCAACCGAGCGGCTTTGTCCGCTATCGGGCCCATGGTGTATGCCATCCGTCCGGCGATAGCTTCGCCCACTTGGTCGGAGTATTCAACCAAACTAGACACTTCATCCCGGATATCCTTGATATACCGGATAACTACCCCCGAGGTCTCGTCGTAGGCATTGGTGTAGATATAGGCGCCTTGCACCTTGTATCCTTCGTCAGGATCGTTGTTGAGGTCCAGCACCTTGAGACTATCGGAAGGAAGGTCGTATATCCTGCCCCATTCACCGCTGCTATTGTTAGGAATTAGGGTTAGGGTGTCGTTTTCATCATACGTTCGGGGAAGAGTAACGCCGGAGGCAAGGGTAAATGTGGAGGTCGCCCACGAAGCATAGTCGAGCTCGTCAGTCTTGCCCGTATCGTAGGTGACTGTCAGCGTGCCGGTCCGCGGTGTTTCGGCGTCAATTGCAGCGGATACCACAAGGGTACTGTCGCCCGACACATTGGCCGTATTGTCGGAGGTATAGCTGTCTGTCCCCTCGTCAACTACGGTTTCAAACGCGATAGCCTCTTTGAATGGGTGCTGAGTAAGGACATACCGCGCGGACGTTTCGTAGGTTCGCGCGGCTTTCTTTGCTTCATTGGTATTGCCGTCGATATCGGCGACAGGTTCTGCCCCGAGAAAATCCATCGCAAGGTTGGCAATTTCAGTCTTTGTCATCAGATCACCCCCGGCTTAGTGAGTAGGAGCACCTGCAACTGCTGGTTGAGAATTGATAGCACTTGTTCGTTTTGTTCGTTCTGCTCTATGGCCTTTGTCACCATGGCAATCGAGATCACAGAGATAAACTCCTGCTGCAACGCTACGGTAAGCTGTAGGTCGCCTGCCAGGTCAACGGCGAGTTTCATCGCCAAGCGGAGCACAATCGCTTCAAGCAAGAGCGGATCCCAGGTAGCAACGGTTGCGGTCTGTGAGATATGCCGAATATATCCGGATGCCAAGGTGAAGAAGATCGTTGTGCCTTCGATCCGGTATTCTGCTTGCTCGGTAGCTGCGGTAATGTCAACCAGTCCCAGTACCCGCAAGATGGTCGCAGCCAAGGTCTGTTTGAGAGCATACATTGATTCTTCGGCTGCCGCGCCGTCGATAGCCGTCCGGCCAGTAACTGATGCCCACGGGAACATCCTACAGACCTCATCTCGCGTATCGGCAAAGATCAAAGCCACCGCGATTGCGGCTTTGTCGGTCCCCGGTGTCTCAATATCAGAGATAATCCCTATCCCTATTCGCTGCAGCGCCATATTGGCTACCTGCGTCTCAGTGGTTACGGTACTACTAACCGCCATGCTGCGCCTCTTTAAGAGCCCGGAGCCGAAACCCCGGGCCTAAGTCTTAGGAATCCAGACTCTCCGTTGCGTTTTCCGGCAAGTCCACATCTATGGGAATCGGCTTTTCCCGTTCCGCGTCGGCTCCCTGCTCGTCGAGCTCGGTAAGCCGTTTCGCTAACGTGGGCTTATTCATCTTATTGGCGTCTTTAATCCCCCGTTCCTGGGCAATGGGGATCAAAAACATACGGTCCATTTCATGCCACGACACCCCGGATATTTCCCCGGCAAACTCAGGTTTGGTCTCTACAACGGCGGGCTCACCTTCGATAAGGTCAAAATGGCGGGACCACTGGCGCACGTCTACGTCAGACTTGAATTCCACGTCCATCTCTACCCGCTGGTTGAAAAGCATTTCCCCCTTCTCGCCAGGTACTTGCAAAAAACAGGTTCTCGAACAACGGAAAGTCATAGGTGTTCTCCTAGTCGAAATCGATCCAGGCGTCGATAGCGCCCGCACTGTAGAGGGTATCATCGTCCTTGGGATCAAGGACGATTGCGATATACCTCTGGTACGGAACTACCGGCTTGTCTGGAAGCAACGCGGAGAAAATCTTTCCCTTGGCATCGGAGTAGCCCAACTGAATGAGAGCTTCGGCCACTGTGGTCTGCGCTCCGACGGTGGTAGCCGTCGAGGCTGTGGTCAGATTGATGTTGAGCAGGCTTGAAGTACCGGAAACAACCGCTGTAAGAGTCGTAATCTGCACGCGCAGGTACGCTTTCTCTCCGGCGCCTATCCGTGGAGCAACGTTGCCAAAGTCCAGAATGTTCTCCGAAATGTCGTCCGCCCCGTCTAACGGGATGGCCTGGGCACTAGCAAGCTCCAGGTCTGCTTCTCTAAATCCTCTGTTTTTCGGTTCTACATATGCCATATCGTAAGAACCTCCCTTAACTTACTGCCGATTCGGTGTCGAGCAACGAATCGGTGAAGCGAATCCTGTTGTTACCGAAACGAGTTTCGGCCTGTTTCCAAGGATTGTTGGGGTCGTAAGTCACGTTGGTTTTATCCTTCGTAACGTTCCAGAACTGGGCCCAGATCGTGCGGTTCATGTAAATGTCCGCATTACGACCGAAATTATACATCGTCGCCAACGCCTTCACGATCGGGTCGGTCTCATACGATGAACTGAGCAGGTTAGTAGCCGTACCCGTACTGTCGATGTTGCCACATCGCCTGATACAGCGGTCATCCGCTATAACCAAGGCGCTGTCCCACGAGAAATCGCAGGTATAGGCCCACATAGACTTGGAGTTAAGGCCGTCCAGCAGTACGTGCGGGTTCTCTTCCTTCTGTACACCAGTCCACGCGTGGCCCTGTGGATACACCGCATAAACCTTGTCTATGCCCCAGTCAACGAGCAAGATTGACGCCAGGTCTGATCCTGTGCCCCCGTAGGTCTGGAACATGGCGCGGCCTGCTTCGTCTGTCTGAGAAGCTGAGGTAATATGTCCCTCTATGCCGTTGAACTGGTGACCGCCCGCACTGGTGCCGAGCACGTAAGCGTCGGCCATGGTTATGCCGAGGCCCTCGTAGTGAGGATGAGACATTCGCTCCACGTAGGCTGAGAAATTGGGCTCAATATCCATCATGCGTTCATCGATCTGCAGCCTGGATTCGAGCATCCCGATCTCTGCCCGGTATGATTTCATTTCGCCCTTGCTGGAATCAATACCGTTGTTCAGGTCAACCCAGGAGCCCGTGACGAGCTTGGTTTCCCTGACGAACTTATGCGATGTCTTGTCGTTTGCCGGGAAGAAGGGGATATCCTGAAGAATATCCTGCTGCTCGGAAACGGAATAGATCATCTGCATTATCCCGCCATGCGGCCCTTCCAACTGTTTCAAGTTGTAAAGGTTGGCGAGAGTGCCAATAGTTGACATTTATTATGCCCTCGAAGTTAAGCACCCCCCGACCGACGTTGCTGTCTCGCTTCCTGAGCCGCGGCGGCCTTTGGAAACGGTACGTTTTGCATGTCCCCGGGGTTCACTCCTCGTGGAGCTACTGCCTCGGCGGTGGCCTTCCCTATGTCAGCAAACATCCGCACTATGGCTGGATGGCTTCCTAGGCCGGTATTCTTGAGCACGCCCAAAGCCTCTTCAGATCCGTACTTCTGTACTGCTACTCTTGCGCGGTCCAGGTTGGGTTCAAACTCCCCGCCCCATTCTTTACGCAAAGATAGCTCAGAATCACGCCTGTTGGCTTGAACTGCTCTCCGAACATCCGCTACTGCTTGGTGGGTTCGCTCTGCGTCCCATTCGACGGCCTTGACTACTTGCTCTTGAGTCATGCCAGTGTCAAACGCCATCTGCTGTACTGCTTCCATCCCTTCGGGTGTTAGCTTGTCCTCACCAGGCATTTTCACGCCAGACAAATCGTATTTGTCGGGAGAATCAATACCCCCTCGTAAGAGGCTATTGTATCGTGCCGTCTCTTCCACCGTTGCGCCTTCCCCCGGTATCTCTACCGAGCGACTTTGTTTTCCCTCAATTTCCACATAAGCCTTAGCTAATGAATTCAGTCCGTCGAACTTCACCAGGCTTGGATTTCCCTTGAGTTCTGTCTTGAGTGAATCGTGCCACCCAGGAATCCCAACAGTTGAGTCGGCAGTGCCTGGGGGTACAGCTTCCTTCCCCCCAGATCCGTCAAGAGCTTGATTACCCGCCACGTCTGGTGTTCCTGCTGAAGTATCAGCTATCCCACCTGTTAGCAGATCGCCCTCTTGTACATCGCTCATTATGTCTCCTCTGCGACTGTAGGTGTCGCTACGGTCATTATTTGCGCTGTCAATTCCGATCGGTGGCTAAGTTGCCCAGGGAGCATCTTGCCGAAATACTTCTGCATCACTTTGACTGCAAAATCTTTCAGCACCTCAGCCTCACGGCTTGGCAGCTGCATGTCATACAACCACAAATCCTCGAACAAAGCATCAAAGAACGTTCGTCCATTACCCGTATTGTATACTTTTTCAGACGCTATGCGCAACAAGGATAGCTTGTCGGGCTTAAGTCCGAAATCGGGTAGCTCAGTCGAAGGCATCGTCCACCGCCTCATCCACGGCTTCGTCGATAGCCTTGTCCATAGACGCTTGCACCTCGGCGCGGTCCTCGTCAGACATCAGGCCAGCCTCGTCCGGGTTCATCGGCTTTCCGTTAGCATCACGGAGAACCTTTATATCCTCCGGCGCCACCATAAAGCCCGCTCTCTTCCGAATAACCTTCATCACCTGCGCCTCGAAAGCATCCGCCCGCTTCTCCATAGCGTCCAGCTCATCGGCAACGGCTTCCCACGCGGCCCGCGCACCTCTATCGGTGCCCCTGAGCCTCATCGCGTAGTCTCTAATTGTCTCTATCATCTACTGTCCCCCCGTCAACTGTTTGGTTACAGCTTCCCCAGGTGATCCCGGTTCCGGAGCTTTCTGCAGGTTAGGCACCATGCCCGCTACCTGCTCTGCCTGGTTAAGCTGCTGCTGTTGAGCGATAGCCGCAGCCCTTGCTTTCCGCTTCTGGGCAACAATCGGTTTCTCCTCGATACTTGTCTGAGGGAATCCCTCACCGTCAAGGCTCTTACGTGTCAGATCATCGAGGTTTACATTGTCCCACAGATCCGGTCGCTGGGCAGCTTCCGCCAGACCGGCAACGAATGCCACGCCACGGTTGAGCCCGTTAGCCCGGTAGTATTGCTTCTGCGCCATAGCCAGCAGGCCGATAAAGTCTATGTCTATCGGTAGCCCCGTCTGCAACAGTGCAGGAGGAGGAGGTTTCAACCAACCGCGCCTGAGAGCAATATTAAACGTCCTCTTGACCAGTGGGCGCAATACCTCCGCGTTCTGCCGTGTAAGAGGCCCTGAGAGGCTAATAACCCGCTCTCCTTGGCGTTCTGCTACCTCTCGTGCAGTCATCTCCCGTTGAGCGTTGCCCAGCATCTTAAATAGGTCGGTGAAGAAGTGCTCCCCAATATCCGCATGATACCCTTGCAGAACGTCCACGCCGAAAGGATAGCCGCTTCCGGTATCCATCGCAAAGATACGCCGGTTAGGATCCCGGTACTCATTTGGGGCACCAGGGAGCATTGAATATTTAGCCATCATCTCGCGCGGGACATTCCGAGGAGGGTTGACCAGCAAGTTAGCTGCATCGGTGGTAGTCTTCTTTGCCTGATTAGCGCGCTTGATATCCGGGAAAGCGTCCATTCCAGGTGATCGACCATAGACTTCATACGAGTTCTTCCGCCATCGCCCCACGACAAGGGGCATCTCGAAGTAACCCGACTCGGCCAATACTGAATCATCGGGGGTATACATTTCTATACTTGTGAATGGCATTTCGGTATTCAGGTCAGAATAGATATTCCTATCATATCGCGGCTGTACCACATGCAGAAACTCATGCTTCTTGTTCAGCCCATCCGGTGTCTCAAACATCTGCTTGGTGGCATACTCGATCTCGTCGCCGTACCGTTGCAGCGCCTGCCGCCCGGTGTACCAGACCGACCGATACACCGAATCAACCCGACCGTCAGGCCCTTCAAGGATAAACGTCTCCTTGGGGTGCCTGGTCGAATAGACGATCCCATGGGCGAAACTCTCCTCCACAAGCTGAGTGGCCGTGCCTACCGACCCCAGGTCAAGGTAGAACTCGGTCAGCGCATCGTAGAAGTTAGTCTGAGAGAAGATGACATACAGCCTCTTTTCCGAGTCTTC